GCGCGGAGGATGTGGCCACATCCTCGCCCCCTTCACTGGTGTGAACGTCGGGGTAGCCGACGAGCCCGGGTTCGATCCCCGGAGGGGCGACGAAACGAGCGAGGCGGTCCCACCTGGGTTCGAATCCCAGCCTTGCCACCGCAACACTCGCTTGGTGCCCGGAGCGGCCAAACGGGCGGTAGTCAGGTGCGCCCCGCGGGGCTTGACCGCCGGGGGCTAGTCCTCGCTCGTTTCACCAGGACAGGCGTACGCCTGCGCCATACAACACACGGAAGAGGTCGCGATGACCGCACCCAGCACCATGCCGGCCCCGGCCGGTGACCCGTTCGAAGCTCCACAGAACGCCTTCGGCCAGCAGGGGCCGGCCTTGCGCTGCATCGGCCACCGACTGGTCGTGATCGTCCCCAAGTTGATCATCCGCCAGGAGCCCAACCCGTTCTACAAGCCGGCCGAGCCGGTGAAGTACTCGAACAAGCCCCTGCGCGACCGGCTCGTCTGCGACATGATCCTGGTCAGCGGGGCGCCGTTCATGTACGGGGGCAACGACAAGGACATCCCGGATACCCAGGGACCGTTCCCCGTCCCCGGCGTCATTCACGATTACGAGATCGTGAAGCAGTCGATCATTGACACCATCCCCCCCCACGCAGTCGGTGGCGGCGTCGTGCTCGGCGAGCTGTACAAGGACCGCACTAAGGGCAACAACGACGTGTGGACGTTCGGGAAGATCCCGGCGCCGGGCTCTCCTGAGCGTCAGGCCGCCATCGCCGCGTACGAGGCGTACAAGGCCGGCAGCCTGCCGACGCACAAGCCCACCGGTCCCGTGGCGAATCCGGTCCAGCAGTCGTTCACGATGCCGGGCGGCGCTCAGATGCCGCACGCCGGCTATCCGCAGGCGCAGCCCACGTGGCCGACTCCGGCCGCCCCGATGGGTGGCGCCATGGCTCCGGTCATGAACGCGTACGCGCCGCCGGTCTACACGCCCGGCCCGCAGGCGTCCGCCACTCCGGTCACTTCGGCGCCGCCGGCGGACTGGACGCTCACCGTCCCGCCGATCCCGGGGTTCGAGGCCATGTGGCCCGGCTTCACGGCGGCTCAGCGCGAGCAGATGCTCGCCCAGGCGGGGGTCTCGCGGCCGACCGGCTACTGATCCACCCCGCACACAGAGGAGCCCGGACCAATCGGAATATGGTCCGGGCTCCTCTGTGCCGAATCGCTCCACCCACGCCCATCCGGGGCGCCAGCGTCTTACCCCCGCGCAGAGCCTACAGCGTGCGAGTGAGCGTCACATAGTGGATGACGGACAGTTCATCCGTCGCTGCGCCGGCTGCCTCGATGACCGCGCCCCCGGAACAACTGGACGGCGTGACCTCGAATCGCCAGCTCCAGACGCCGGCCACGGTGGCCGTCCAGCGGGTGTCGTAGTCGTACGCCCAGATGCCGGCGCCGGTGCCGGTCAGTCCGGGGACCGTGGTCACGGCCGCCTGGACGCCGAGCACGGGTGCGGCCAATACCACGGTGAGCCCCGATGAGCTGTCCACGGTGCCCGACCAGACCGATCCAGACCACTGATCGGCCGAGTCCCCGCAAGCGGCGTACGCAGGTTGTGCGACAGCCACCAGGCCGCCCAGGAGTAGTACCAGAGCCGCTATCGCGGCCCCCACCCGAATCCTCATGCGCGCAGTGTCAGCGAACCTGGGCGCCGTTCACACCTACGTTCGGTGGAAAGCTGGCGACAAGCTCACGCCAGCGCTCCACGGTCGCGCCGGGCCGGAAAGCCTCGTCGGACATCCGGCGGTACCACATCTCGACGACCCGCTCCACCTGCTGGACCGCCTGCCGCGCCTCTGTGGCCTCCCTACGGGCCGCGGTGACGTCCTGAAGGGCCGCCGATAGGCGCTCGGCTGCTTGCGCCTCTACGGCGCGTACGCGGTTTTCAGCGTCGGCTCGGATCCTCTGGATCTCCAGGTTGGCGTTGGCGACCATCTCCGCCGACGTCTTCGCGATCGAGGCCACCGCGGCGGCGTCGGTCATCGGCTTGCCCAGGCGCGCCCGGTACAGCGCGACGAGCGCCCACACGGCGCCGCCTCCACCCAAGGCGGAAGCCACCTGCCCGACCCATCCCGGCATGGCGCCCTCCGTCTCCCGTAATCGCGTTGATCTCAGAGGCTAACTGTCGGTCTCGCGCGATGATAGTGGCTGCCCAGCCCCCGAACACGAGCACGCCGAAGTAAGGGAAGGGTGGCCTTGGGGTCGTTTCATACCAGGTGGCCACCGTGGTCAGCAGCCACAGCGAGATCCCAGCCCCTTGCAGGCGCACCGCGAACCGGCCGTACAGCCGGGCCGACAGCGGCTTACGGCGGGCCAGACGGAAGAACGTCCACAGCCCGACCGCGCCGGACACCGCGAGCGAGGCCGCCCAGGCGAACAGCATCCAGCGCGGTATGACCGCCGAGACGCTGGCCGGCCGCGGCGCGAATGTCAGATACCCGACACCCGCGGCCAGTGCCAGCCCGTGCAGAAACGCCCTCTCCGGCGGCCGTCGCTCCAGCATGCGATCACCCTAACGGCGTACGAGCGGAAGTTCCCTCGTCGTATCCGGATCCGGCACGAGGGCGTAGCCGGGCGGGGCGATGTGCAACGCCGCCTCGAACGCTCGCGTCGCCGCCACGCCCCCCACGTACACCAGCATCAGCCACGCCAGTGTGGTCCGTCCGATGAGCTGTTCCACGCCGGCCAGGGACGTGATCGCTCCCAGTCCGACCAGCGCGGCGTCGATCGCGATCAGGATCTTGCGGCCGGTGGTCACGACGTCGCCGGCGGAGCCGCGAAGGTGATCGAGCCGCCGGTGATCGGCAGCGTGCCCGCCGTGCCACTCGTCTTCAGCAGCTCCAGCACCTGGTCCAGCTTGTCCTCCAGCGTCTTGACCGCTTCCTCCAGGGCGGCGATGCGCTTGTCCGTGGACAGCGCGGCGTCGTGCGTCTCGTCGAGCGTCACCCAGGCCATGACCTGAGCCTCTCCGGCGTCGGCGTTCACCGGCCGGTACCAGACCTTGCTTGCCACCAGATCCGCATCGGCGTCCGTGATGGTCATGTCTCCTCCGATCCATTGTCCGTAGTCCGCGACCAGGGCGCGGTCGAGATCCACGCTCGCGCCAGCCACGGTCACGTTGTTGCGGTACTGCTCGATATGATTGCCGGTCGCCCAGCGCCCCCCGGACCAGGCGTACGTCTGCCAGAACCAGCGCGTCACGCCGTCGCGGCGCGCCCAGCGCATCACGTCGTACTTGCCGTACACGCCGATGCGGGACAGCCCGAGGACGGATGCGGCGCCGCGCAACCCGTTCGCGACCGCGGCCCACTGCTTGTCACCGTCACAGTCGAAGTCCACGGAGAAGTAGACCGGCCGGTCGGGCGGCAGCCCCAGCGCACCGAAGTGACTCAGCGCCTGGCGCGCCCACGACACGCCGGCGTCCCAGCCGCCCAGCAGGCCGTCTTCAGTCCCCTCGGCGTTGGCGACGATGCCGAGCCCGGCGCCGTGCAGCGCATCGCGTTCGGCCGCGGTGAGCATCTTCCAGCGCCCCCCTGGACCGCCGTAGCGGCAGGCGTATTCCTTGCCGGCCGCCTTCAGCGCGGCAGCTCCGGCGGGGGTGACCGGATCGGTGTAGTCGACTCCCTGGATCATGTACGGTCCCGCTACAGCTTCAAATCGGGTAGTACGGGGAGAGCGTCGTGCGTGGTGGCCGTCGCGAACACGCCGCGGTCCGGCTTGTCACCGAACGCCTGATCCACCTGATACCCGGCGTCGAACCATGAGATCGGCCAGCCGAGCTCGCGGCGTGCGCCCTCGATGAGGTCGGCGAACGCGTTGGCGCGCGCCAGGCTCTCATCAGGCGGCATCTCGGGATCCTGGATCGACAGGTACGCGCCTACGCGGGCGTCGTACTCCGGCCCGGCGGCTTCCCAGATGTCGATCGGGGTTGCACTCAGCCCGGTCCCTCGCATGATGAGCCATTGCCGATCCATGCGTTCCGCCCTTCGCTAGTTGGATTCCCACATGACATTGGCGCCGGCCTGCTCGCCGGCGGCCACGGACGTGCCCAGCGTACCGCCCGACGTCTGCGTGCCCGCTATCTCAACGTAGTCGCCGACATTCAGGAAGAACAGCACGCCGCCGCGGATGCTCATGCGCGTCGTGTTGCCCGAGAACGGGGTGACCAGCACGTCGGAGTCGTTCAGCGCGGTCCCGTTCACCTGGGCGCGCACGAGCCGCAGGCCGGTGGCGTTGTTGAGGAATGAGCCGCCTCCACCGATCGAGTACCAGCCCGGATAGACGGCCGTGATCCGACTCGTGTTGGTCACCGTGGAGTGCATGCCGGTGTTGTCGTAGTCCTCGGTGTCCAGCGTCAGCGCCGTGTTGGATCCAGAGGTCAGATTCTGGCTGACCGTCTGGCGCGCCTTGCACATCGGTTTGGCGAGAAGGAAGTTCAGCACGGCGCTGATGTTGTTGTTCATGTACGCGTCAATGACGACCTCACCGGCCACCCAGACGCGCGTTGCCGGGACCGCCGTCATGCCGCACCGTCCATCGGCAGCCAGCCGGGCGAGCCGGGCAGGCGCGCCTCACGGGTGTCCACGTACGCCACCGCGCCGTGGCCGTCGACCAGGCGGATGCGCAGCGACCACCACGGATCGTCCACGAGCTCGCGCAGGCGCCGGCCGGTCAGCGGATGTGTGAGTGGCGGCCGAGAGGGGTCAGGTACCACGTACTGGTGCGTGGAGGGGTCGTTCTCGTCCACGCTCACTTCCAGCACCGTGCCGACGACCAGGGGGCCGTTGGCCGCCAGCCGGACGTACACCTCCATTCCCGGAATGGGGCACGGGGTCCGTTGCTCAGGTGGACGCCGGCGCGCCCAAACCACATCCTCGTGCGTCAGCTCTCCCATGCCGGGGATGCCGGGCGCGTTGTACCGCCAGCTCATCTGCGGTGGCATCTCGTTGGCTCGCATGATCACCATCCCAGCATGGTTGTCTGGCCGAGCACGGAGTATGTGGTGTCGTTGAGTATCCACGGTTGCATGGAGGGCGTACCCCCGGCATTGATCGGGGAGAGCTGGACGCGCACCTGGAACACCCCGGTAGCGAAATTGATCTCAGGTATCTCGATCTTCTCCACGAAGAAATCCCGACTGAACGTGAAGCCGGCCCCGGCATTGCCCGCCTTGGCGCGCCGGACGAAGCGCACCCGCTGGCCGACCTCCAGGCCCAGTGCGAGCGCCCACAGGGCGGGGTTCGCGAACGGCTCGATGACGAGCGTGTCTACCCGCGTAACCGGGGCGTTGTGCGTGTTGAAGATGTAGTTAGCGCAGCTCTGCGCCAACGCATCGGTCTCGAAGTCCGCGGAGAGCTGGACGGCGCGCGGGAAGTAGCGCCGCCGCGCCACAGCGATCGCCTGGGCAGTCCCACCGGAGGCGATGGCGCCGCCGAGCCGCTGAGCAGTCACGTTGGCGTACACGTACAACGGATCGGGGACGAACCGCAGACCGTCCATCAGGTACGGGATCTCGCCACCGGCGTAGTTCTCGCCGAAGGTAACGCGCGGCGTCAGGCGCAACCACCGGTCATTGCGCGACTCAATGACGACAGCGCCGTCTGGAGCCACCCAGGCGTGCCCCTGCTCGGCCGTGGAGCTGTCCTGAACGTCGGAGAGCAGATCTTTGACGCCCGACCAGCTCGGCGGCTGCATGGTGGTCTGCGGCGCGGCCGTGGTGATCCTGGTGGCTCCGGTGTAACCTCCGGCGACCAGATGCCGGGCCGAACGCGCCCCGGCCGTCTCGCTTGCGCCGGCGGTGACCCCGGCCGCCCGGATGGCCAGCATCTCGGCGTTGCTCAGGTGCCGATTCCAGAATGCCAGGCTGCTAATGGTGCCGTTGGCGCACGCGTTGATGCCCGAGTAGAGCATGCCGCCACCGACGTTGAGGTACGTCATCGGCTCGGTGGTGCCCAGCGAGTACGAGAGCGTGGAGGTCGCGCCATCCACGAAAGTGCGCAGCGCCACCGAGCCGCCCACCGTGTCGACGTCCACTACGCAGCCGATGTGATGCACCTTGCCGTCCAGCAGGTTTCCCGCGACGTGCACGGGGCCGTAGGAGAACCCCTGCGAGAAGATCAGGTCTACGCCGCCCGTGCCGCCGAGGTTGACCGTCATGCCGATGCCGGTGGAGGCGGCCGTGGTGCTCGAGTCCAGGGAGTTGCGCAGGGTGAACAGGCTCTGGCCGTTGGGGTCGCCCGCGGTGAGCTGGATCCACATCGAGGCGGAGAAACTCCATACCGGCGTACTCACCGGCGGGACGGCCACGCGGCCGGTGAGGATCTGCCCCGGCGACAACCCCACGGGCGGCGAATAGGTGAACTTCACGCCGGCGGCGCCCGGTTCGCCGGCGATGTCGATGGCCGTCCCCGCGCCCAGGCCCGCACCGATGCCGTACTTGCTGGTAAACGGGGTCAGAGGAGAGCGCCCCTGGCCGGACGTGTCGGAGAACGACAGCGTGTCTACGCCGTCGTTGAGCCGCCACAGGTAATCCGGGCCAAGGTTGATCATCGTCTGCGAAAGTTCGGGGAGCAGATCGATGGCGTTGAGCGAGGCGAATCCGTCCACGCCGGGGGGGCGAGTGATGCCCTCGAATCCGCCGCTTTCGTACTCACGCGGCCACGCCTCGGCGCTGTACCGGATAATGGGATAGATCACCGGTCCGGAGGTCGTGTACGCGCTCGCCGCGGCGGCCTGCTCGTGCTGGATGGCGTCGAGCCGCACGGCCGTAGTGACCGCGGGTGCTGTCGTCAGGCGGATGGTGTGCACGGGCTGAGTAGCCGTGAAGGTCACGCTCAGCCGCGTGTACCCGGCGCCGGTGGCCGTCGTGGACGTGCCGCGTATGGAAGCCACGGCCTGGAACTCGCCCGACGACACGGAGACCGGCAGAGTGTTGGTATTGCCGGTCTCCAGGCGCGACGCCCAGCCGGCCAGGTTGCCCGTCGTCAGCGCCGTGTCGGTTGCCGTCAAGGTGGTGACGACCTGCGGAGTGGCCGCCTTCCAGGCGCTCGCGATCAGCCCGGAAGCCGCTGTGGCGACGGAGAGGGTCAAGTTCCACTCGTCGCCGGCGTAGTGCGTACCGGTCGGCACGGTGGCCGCCGTGATCAGGGTCAGCGCACCGGCCACCCGCTTGTAGATCGACAGGGTGGCCGGACCACCCACGGCGATCGACAATTGGGCGGCGTAGTAGTTGCTGGCGTCCGTCGCGCGGCCCAGTGCCCACAGGGTGATGGGTGCCCCGGTAGACACGACCGGCAGCGCCATGCGCACGCTGACGGCGTGGTCGGGGCTGCCGGTGTCGACGAACGCGTGCCGCTGCACGTTGACGCTGGTATTCGACTGGTACGCGCTGCCACCGGTGACGGAGTAGTCGGCCGCGGCGCCGCCCGAAGTGGTCCAGGCTGGGCCGGCGAAGGTGGGCGTACCTAAGCCGTTGGCGACGGTACGCGGGGCGTACGGGTCGGCCACTGCAGTCACGTCGGTCACGTCGATGCGCTGCGTGGCCGCGGAGTCCTGGCTGACGTACGCGCTACTGGTGTACTGCCGCCCGGGGATGCACGCGACCGGCCAGGAGACCCCCTGGGCCGTGGTGCCGACCGCTACGTTCCAGCCGAGTTTCTGGGAGCCCTGGAAGGCTGCTCCGGAGGTCACGGTGGGCGTCGTCCCGCCGAATGTGCCCAGCCAGTTGGGCGTCGCGCCGACCGCGTACGACTCGAATGAGCCATCGAAGTCGTTGATCTTGTTACCGTGCCATGCACCCGTGTTGAACAGGTTGACCGCGCCCCCCACGGGGGCGTTGGGCCACTGGGCCAGCATGCATACCTCACGGTATGGCTGCACCAGTGTGTAGTACGGCGAGCTGGTGTTCTCCGGATTCAGGTACTCGTCGACGTCGCGCAGCTCCAGTGACGGCTCTGCGGCCATCCCCTGGGCGAGCTCGAACTGTTCACCGCGGACCAGGCCGGACAGCTTGCGGAATCGACTGGTCCACTCCAGCCAGTAGGGCGCGAAGGCGCCGTCGTTGGGGTCGCGGTTGAGCGCGAGCCCCAGCCAGTAGTCCGGCCGGTTGACCATCGTCGCCATGTCAGCTCATCCCGCTCGTGCCGGACCGATTTTTGCGACGCTGCGTGGATGGGGTGAGGGCGCGTACCAATTGGGCGCCGTCCACCATGACCGTGGTCTCCACGACCGGCGGCGCGTACCCCCCTGGACCGCCACCGGCGCCGGCGTACACCGGCTGCGCCCGCATGCTGCCCATCGATCCGGACCAAACGGCCACGGCGCCGTCCGCCATCCGCCGTACGGCGCCGTACGCGGTACTCGCGGCACGGTCGATGCCCTGCGCTACGCCGGCCGGGATCCAGGCGGACTCGTCGGCGAATGCTCCGCTGGGCGAGGAGATGTGCAACGCGTCCTTGAACCCGTGAAGCAGGTCTCCGGCCAGGCCCTTCACCTTGTCGATGGCCCAGCCGCCGGCGTGTTCCAGTCCGTGGATCAAGCCCAGAACGATGTCCTGGCCGGCCTGCTCCAGCCAGCTCGGAGCGTTCTTGAAGAAGTTGATCACGTCCGCTTTGAGCTGGTGGAAGCCCTCCATGGCGCGATGCGGTAGGCCGGTGAACCAGCTTATGATCTTGGAAACGCCCCACTTCGCCAGAGCAACGAATGCTCCGAAGGCCAGCTTGAACTGTTCGACGCCGGCGTTCCACAGGGCTTTCACCACCGAGACGAGCTGGCCCGGCAGCGCCATCAGCTCGCCGACCCATGATCCGATGAAGTAGCCCACTCCATATAGGACATCGTGCCAAATCCGGACAAAGAACCCAGGGATGGCCTTGATCACGTTCCAGACACGGCCGGGCAGTTGAGCGAACCAGTCGCCGACGCTGCTCACGGCACTCGAAACCCACGCCTTGGTGGCGCTCCAGGCGCCCGACAGCCATGACGTGAACTTGGTCCATCCGATCTTGAGGCCCTCCAGGGACCGCGTGAACCCCAGGAACTCGATCGGCGACTCGTCGTTGAGCTTGACCACCCAGGCGTACACACCGGACAGCCACGCGATCACTTTCCCCGAGTCGGTTATGAACTTCTCCAGGAAGTTCAGCGAATCACCCAGGAATCGCACCAGGGCCGGGCCATCCTTGGTGACCTCTACGAAGAATTCGCCGATGGACTGCACCAGGGCCGGGAGCTGGGAGAGGAAACTCAAGATCACCGGCTGGCTGTTGACCAGGGCATCCTTCAAGGATGCGAGAAAGACGACCAGCGACTTGCCGAGCGCGTCGGCCAGCGGCTTCAGGATCGGGGCGACCGCATCGAACACGCCGCGCAATTCAGTCCGGAATGCCGGTATGTATTTCCTGAATTCCCCGATCGCACCGATCAGAGCGTCGTCGAATCCGCCCGTTATAGCGTATTTGAATGCCGATCGAATGGGGTCGGCCAGCGATTTGAACGCTTTCTGCACGCCGGGCAGCATCGCTGCGGCGATGGCGACGCCGGCGCCGGCGAACACCAGCGGCAACGCGATGGCGATGGCCGTGCTGATGGCGGCAGCGATGGCCGGAGCAGCGAGGATGGCCGCACCGATGAGGATCGGGACGAAGTTCGCGCCGATCGCCTGGGCGCCCTCCATGAACTGGGAGAAGAAACTCTGGCCAGCCCTCCGGCCTGCCTGACTGGATCCTCCACCTCGGCCGCCCCCGCCCAGGGCGTCGTCTATCCCCCTGCCGAGCGCCGCGCCCAGCGCCTCACCGTCTTTGACGAAGCGCCCGCGCTCGTCGCGCAAACGGCCGTGCGCGTCGCGATAGACCCCATCCAGCCCCATCTTCATCTCGGATGTCAGGCCCTTGGCCATGTCCCGGCCGGCCGTGCGTCCGCCCTCAGACAGGGTGTTGTCGATCTTGGATGAGTACGCGTCGGCCAGCGCCTCGCCCTCGGCGAACCCCTCGGCCAGAGGCTTGACGTTGGCCTCCAGGTCAGTCACGAGCGGGGGGAGATAGCCACCCAGCGCCACGGCCCTGCCCCCTTACTCGCGCCTGATCATCTGGTGGCCAGGATAACGGCCTCGAACCGGCGTCGATACACGTCGTGGACGTCACGACGGCTGCTGTCGACGGCTGGGCGCAGGTACGGCCGGCGGGGGAGAGTGGTGCGATGATGGCGCCCCGTCCGGCCGCCGAGCTCCTGAATGCGCGACTGGACCGCCGTAGGCCCCCCGCGGGCGCGTACCCGGTACGCGCCAATGCGCGTGGCCGGGATGGTCTTCCAGGAGCGCCGCAGGTTGCCCGTCACGAGTGCCGGCGGCTCGCCGGGCGGGGACGTGGTGGGCGTACCGAGCGGGTGCGTGAAGCGCCGCAGGTTCGCCTTCTCGGCCCGCTCAATGATGTTCATGCCCTCGTTGGTCGCCCGCTCAGCGGCCCGCATCAGTTTCTCCAGCAGGCGCGCGGAAGCCCTGGCCCACTCCTCGCTTCCGCGCGTGCTCACCGGTTCGCCTCCCGTTACTTCTCGTCGCGTACCTCTTGCATGATCCGATGGGCGGCCAATGCCCGTTCCTTGAACCAGTGTGGGAGGCTGTCCACCTGCTCAGGTGTCCAGCCGAACGCGTCGGCCCAGGCCACATAGGCGCCGGTCCGGTCCCACAGCTCGTCCTCGCGACTGAATCGCCCCTGATAGAGCAGGTCTACACGATCACGTGGGGTGCCCGCGTACAGCGCTTTCAGCCGCGCGCGGGCGTGCGAGGGGAGCCGAACCCCTCCTCCGGCGCGTTCTCGTCGCCCCTGGCCAGCCAGCGGGCCAGGGGGGTGACGTAGTTCTCCAGGCGCCGCAGGTCGAACGCGCTGAGCTGGTCCAAGATGATGTCCGGCCGAACCGTCTCGCCGGGGACCTGCAACGTGGGTGCGTATCCGATCGACCACTTGGCGATCAGCAGTCGCAGCACCTCCGTGTAGATGCCGTTGGCCTGTTCGCCGCGCTCGCCCTCGGCAGCCCGGCGGATTGCCTTCATGTCCCGTCCGGACAGCTCGTCGGCGTCGCGGAACTCCGCCCAGCACGGGCAGCCGCGCGACGTCCACTCCAGCCGCTCCAGCTTGGTCTTGGGGATGTGCGCCTCCTCGAACGGATCGACGGGCATGTCGATCAACGAATCCGGGGCATTCTCGTGCGGGTACATAGTCCGCCCTCCCTGGCGTGATGAATCAGTAGACCCCGGCGGCCACGGTGTTCTGGATCGTGACCTTGACCGGGGAGGCGCCGCCGGACGCGCCGGCGTTGGTCGTGTTGGCGATGGCCGTGAAGCTGGAGCTGTAGCCGATCGCCGGATCGGAGAAGTCGATCTTGGATGCGTCGAACGCGGCGAGCTGGATGTCGATCTGAAGACTGGTCAGCGCCGCGCCCACGCCGCCGTTGGTCGCCAGGATCTGGAGCTGCGGCTGGGTGTTGTTCAGCAGGTAGAGCAGCGCCGTCTCATCGGACGGCTTGCTGAACGTCAGCGAGCCGGTGCACGTGATCTCGCCGCGCTGGATGATGTAGGGGCTCTGGCTGTTCTGGGCGGTCCACTCCACCGACGTCTCGCGGGTGATCGTGACCGACCATTCCTTGATCGTTTTGTTCGGTGCGCCGACCGCGGTACCGCCCAGACCAATCTGGCTGCGCCACGCCGCGATCGGCAGCACGGCCGTCGCGGTGAACGTCTGCGCGCTGCCCGTGATCGCGCTCGGGTACGCCTGGCCCTTGAAATCGACCGTGATGAGGCCGGTCTCCACGTTGCCCTTGAACGTCATTTCCGAGATCACGGCGCCGGCGTACGTACGCGCGAACGACGTCGTCGGCAGGCCCTGCCACTGCACGAGCGTGTTGGATCCGGGCTGCGCGGTGCCGCTGTTGAGCACCGAGAACGCGTGACTGTTCGGGGTTGCGACCGTGGTGGTCAGGTCGCCCAGCAGGTTGTTGAGGAAGTAACCGACGACATCGGCGAAGAATGGACCGGTGCCGCTGAACTCGGAGTGGCTCACGCCCTGAATGCGGCCGTAGTTGGCAACCATCGATCCACGCGACGCGCCGTCGTTGATCTGAACCGGCTTGTCCTCAGGCTCGAACGAATCGCACGGGTACGTGAACGTGATCGGGACGACCGCGGTCCCCTGGGTGACCTCTTTGGAGCCGCCCAGGACGCGCCGGGCGCTCGGATACGTGACGGGCGTGGCCATTGCTACTCCTCGGAGGCTGCCGCGGACGCCGGTGCGTCCTGATCAGAGATCGTAACCTCCGCGTGGGCGCGCTGGTACGCGTCGTTCTCGGCCAGGTGTGTACGCAGGTTGTTCAGCTCGTTCTCGGCTGCGCGCAACTCCTCGCGGTCGTCGTCGGATGGCTCGGCGCCCTCGCCGTGCACGCGCTGGAACGCCTCGTCGTGGCGCTCCAGCAGTTCAAGCACTTCCGGCGGGATGTCGTCGGCGTGTGGCTTCCTCTTGGGCATGGGTCACTCCCTACGGGTATCGAGTGGGCAGGTACGCGCTCGCGGTGAACCGGACAACCCCCCAGCGGTCCACCGGACCGCCCTCGTCGCCGTCCTGCACGGGCTCCTCATCCTCGCAGGAGATCATCTCGTCTTCCGGCCATGAGCCGGCCTGGAGGATGACGTCGGGGCGCCCGAGGTCGCGCCCGCGGCCGTGCAGGCAGTCACAGATGGCGTCCACGATCCGGTCGTAGTCGTCCTGCCCGTCCTCCCAATCGTCGGCGACGTGCTGGCGATGGAAGACGCGTAGCTCGACCTCGAAGTGCCGCAGCACCCCGCCGGGGTCGTCCGGGCCGGTACTCGCGCCGTAGACGTCGTGGAAGCGCAGCGCGGCCACGGCCACCTGGCACGAGAAGTCGGCACCGTCCGTGTTCGGCGCCTCTTCCCAGGCCACTCGGCGTGCATACGCCCACACCGTGTCCAAGCCGCGGATGTTCTGCGCCGTGAGCCACTCCTGGACGGCCACGCGCATCGTCCGGCGTAGCTGGCCGCCCGGGTTCGGCGCCGGGTACCACGGGCTGGTCACGGGGTCAGCACCATGTGATGGCGGATGATCTCCCAGGCTTGCTCGAAATCGTCGGCCGCCCCGCCGTCCGAACTGCCCTTCTGGCGCGTGTTGGCCGAGATGTTTCCGCCTCCGGGCTGCTTGATGATGCCCCGCGTGGCGAGGACCGTAGCGTTCATGATCGACTCGGGCAGCGAGGAGACGTTGAACGGGTACACGCTGTCATTGGGGATGGCCAGCGGAACGGCCGGGCACGCGACGGTGCCCGGCCCGCTGGCCGCCGACACCGCGCCGGCGAGGAAGCTGAACTGTGTGCGTCCCGAGTAGACCGTCAGGCGCGTCAAGCCGGGCAAGATGCCCGTCGTGTCGGCCACGTTGAGCAGTAGATCCCCGGCCGATGCCGACGCCGTGAGGGTCGTCACGACGTACCCGGCGATGATGGTCAGCGCGTACGACACCTCCGCGCCCACGGCCGACACGCCGAGCTGGATCGGCCCGGACCAGGTGACCGCCGAGAACGGCGCGACCGGTACGCGGATCTGCGTCGGCTGCACATCGGTGCCCTGCAACGACGTCAAGGCCGTGAGATTGCCCGGGGCGCCGAACGACGCCCCGACCACGCCGATGACCGGACGAATGGGCGCGGCGATGGTCACGTACCCATCCGAGCCGATCCGTGCACGTCCGGTGATGACGATCTGCTGGGCCGCGAGGCTCTGGCCGCCCAGGTTCAGGTGATCGTCTACCCAGGACGTGCCTTGCATGATGTAGCGGTACAGCGCGGCGTCGTTGTCCGACGCGGTACCGCGGGGCGCCAGCGCGTCCGTCTGCACGCCCCTGCGCCCCTGATCGCGGAAGTAGGGCACGGAGATGTACGCAACGGTGCGCGGGGGCGTGGTGGCCGCGTACACGGGCGCGGGAGACGTCATGGTGCTACCTCACTCCGCCAGCAGGCGTGATATTGGACGGACGATCGTCTCCCCCAGCGTGGCATCCGTGATCCGGATCCACACGTACCAGTCGCCGACCGTCAGAGCGATCACGCCCCCCGGGCCAACCAGGACCAGGGCGACGTACCCGCCGATCAGGTTGACGTCCCAGCTACCGACCTTCCAGTCCCCCGCCTGCGGGCTGGTGCGCGCATCGGTCATGAACGCGAACTCCACCGAAGCGCCGCGCGGATCGTACGGCTTGCCGTTGACGTACGCGGTGACGGGGAAGGCCAGCCTTTCCTTGCTCAATGCGCTGATCCGGTCGGAAGCCATTCCCCGTCACCCCCTCACTCTTCGGTCTGCGGCTCGGTGTACTCGTCCACGCCGGCCTTGCTCGCGCGCTCCGGGCGTGTGAACGAGCCGTGCTCGCACCCGACGCCCTCGTGCTTCTCGTCGACGCCGTCCCAGCCGTCCGGGAAGTGCTCGATGCACAGCCCGTCGTCGCCCCGCTCCAGCTCGCTCGGCCCTTCGTCGGCCGCGTCGTCGCGCGGAGAGAGCTCGGCCAGCGCCTGCTCCAGCTTGGCCACGCGCGCCTTGAGGGTGTCGTTCTCGGCCCGCACGGCGTCCACGCCGGCCGATGCGTTGGTCAGCTGCTCCAGACGCTGCTTGAGGTCGTCCACCTCGGCGCGCAGAGCCTCGTTCTCGGTCGCGATCTCGTCCTTGGTCGGCATCTGCCGCCTCCTACTGCTCTCGCTTGCACGCGCCACCGCAGCGCGAGCACGTGATGAAGACGCTACCGAACCCGCAGGCCGGGCAGCGATATCCGACGCGGCGACCCAGCGGCCCGGCGGCCGGCGCGCTGGACGGCAGGTTGCCTGCCTCTCGGTGAAGCTTGGCGTGCGTCTCGGGCATCTGGAAATAGCCGCCGCGCGCCGTGTAGCGCACGCCACCGATCTCCGTCTGCACCTGGCGCCGGTCCTCCGCTGCGACCCTCACGATGTCCATGGCGGCAGCCTAGAACACTTCGGTGTTGGCGCCCGAGGCGATGATCGCCGCAAGCGCCGTGGCCTGGGTGTCCGCATCGGACTGGCTGGCCACTGGGAATGAGACGTGCCGCGGCTCGATCACGACGTTGGGGGTGACCGACCGCAGGAGCGCGGTCTGGGCCGCGGCCGACAGACCGCCCAGGTAGGTGTTGATGGCCGCGAGCACGGCCACCTGGCCGGCCGGGGTGAGCTGGCACGGCGTGGAGCCGACCGCGGCCGGTGTCACGACGATCCGGCCGCCCATCGTGCCGCCCAGGAGCTGGCTCACTCCGGACTGGTTGTACGGCGTCTCGACGTAGACCAGCATCCGCGTGGTACCGGAGTTGGCGCTCAGAACCTTGGTGCGCATGGCGTTCTCCCTTCTCGTGGTCCCTCCAGCCGCCCAGGTCCGCCAGGGAGGATCGCCCAGAGCGGCTGGAGGGGGCTCACGATGATCAGTTGGTCACGCCGAGGATGAGGCCCGACCAGCCCGGCGCGTAGTGCACCATTGTGCCGATCTGGTACGTCGACAGGTCGTAGCTCATCTGGATCTGAGGCCAGTCGATCGCCATGTAATCCTGGACGTTGATCATCTGGACCGGGGCCGGGATGTTGCTGTCCTGGACCGGCAGAGAGGTTGAGCGGATCAGCATCGCGCCAGTCTCCATGAACCGGTGCGTCTTCAGGTCCACGACCTTGCCCGTGTTCGAGTTGACGATGCCGGACACCGCCGTGCCCATGATCACGTTGCCGTCGCCGGTCTGGAGGTTGGTCCGGTAGCCGGGGCCGTAGCCGGTGCTCCCGCCGGTGCGCATGTTCTGGGCCAAGGCCGTGCGGATGGAGCCGGTCATCCACACCTCGTCCGGATCGGCGCCGTTGTTCTGGAACATGGTCAGGAACGCCGTGTCCAGCTCCGAGCCGGGGTTCGCGGTAGACAGCAGGCCGTTCAGGCGCCGCAGGTAGCCCGTCTTGGTCGGGTCGGACTGCACGGTCAGGAAGCCGTCGAAGCCGTTGGCCTGGAAGCTGTTGTCCGTGCCGGCGATCGTTCCCGACGTGCTGTTGTACGCGGTCAGCACGATCACGTTGCCCGCGAACTTGCCCTGGAAGTGCGCGTTGGCGATGCCGGCCGTGGTGCCGACATACACGTTGTAGTTGATCGCCCCGGTCGGCTCGGTACCGACCGTGATCGTGATCGTGGACGTCGAGCCGGTGGTGACCTGGGTGGCCACGGTGGAGATCGCGGACTCGCCGAAGCCGGTGTTGGCCGTGACGTACACGGAGTACGTGGCCGCCGGGATGGTGCCGCCCGTGGTCGCCGTGGCCGTGGTGACCGAGCCCGGCGCGGCCACGATGCCCGAGTAGCCGTTGCCCGTCGCGCCGCGCGCGTAGAGCATCGCCCGCTCCTCGCCCATCAGGTGGGCGTACAGGGTGGCGGTCTGGGACAGCTCGCGAACGTTGTCGAATCCGAGCCCCTCGAACTGCGCGATGTACGACACGGCGTCGCTGAAGCCGAGCTCCACGTAACCGACCGTCCAGTCGGAACCCGTGTAGTTGATCTTCGGAGGCCGGTTCAGCGTCACCGGACCGAACGCCTGGGTCGCCGTGAGGCTGGAGAAGAACGGGCTCTGGGTGGCCGCCCCGCCGGGAATGCCGGCGTTGGTGAACGAGTCGATCCGCTTGAACTTGCGCGCGTTGCCCTGACCCCTGCCGCGCGGGATCGTGTTGCGCAGCGGCGTGTACTTGGGGACGAGCCGCTTCGCCGGCGCCTCCAGGTCGTACGCGGTCAGGCCGGTGCCGCCGACCGGGTTCGTCGGCGTCCAGTCCTTCTGGATGTCACCGACGTAGGTGGACTGGAGCATGGCCAGCTCGTTGCCGAGCGCTGCGGACTGCTCGGCGGTCAGGCTCTTGGTGATCTCGGCCAGCACGGCCGCGCGCTTGTCCGGGCGCAGGCCCTTCTGGATGACGTAGCCGCGCGACTGCAGTTCGTTCATGCCGATGACGTGCGTGTCGAGCCAGACGCGCCCTTCGGCCGTGGCCTTGTGCGAGTCGCGCAGGGCGCCCTTGTAGGAGTCCAGCGCCGCGCCCTTGCCGGCCAGGTCGCCGTCCGGGACGTCGGTGAAGATCTCGTCGAGGATGGTGCTCATGATTCACTCCTGGATGGGGTCAGCCCTCCAGGGTGGCGGCGTAGGCGAGCTGCGCGGCACGCACGGAGGGATCGAGGTCAGGTCGGTTCGCTTCACGACGCACGCGAGCGGCCTCGGACTCCACGCTGTCCTGAGCGGGAATGAGGCCGGGTGCCATCAGCGCCACCTTGGCCGGTGCCGCCGTCTTCGTGAGCAGATCTGTGACCTTCGCCAGCTCGACGCGAAGAGTGTTGATCTCTTCCTCGTGCGTCCGCTGTGCCTCTGTCGCCTTGGTCAGCTCTGCGGACAGGATAGCCACCCGATCATCGTCCGGTCCAGCGGCCTTGTCCGCATCGTCGCCCTCAGCCGTCCAGGAGTCGGGCAGCTTCAGCCCCAGCGCCTTGGCCCGCTTGCGGATGTGCGCCTTCGCCGCGGCCGGATCCTTCCCGTGCCCGGCCAGGTGCACCGCGTCGTCCAAGCTCGCCTGATCGGTAATCGGGAATGAGCCGTCCGGCATGGCCGCACCCGTGTCGGCCAGATGCTCGCGCTTGGACTGCGAGAAGAACCGCTTCACGACGTCCGGCACAACGCCCTTGAATGTGTCGGCCGTCAACCTCTTCTCCAGCTCTCCGGCCGCCGCGAGCGCCACATAGGACAGACCCTCGTCGCTCATGTCCTCGTAGCCGTGACCGTCTTCGGGCTCGTCGTTGTCGTCGTCCCAGTTCCCGCCCAGGTTGCCGTGCTCGTCTTCCTCACACTCCAGGAACCGGCACATCGAGTGCATGGCGTCGAGCAGGACATGCACGTCTTCCAGCTCCTTCAGGCGGCCGGACTTCAGTTCGTTGAGCTCCGAGATCATCAAGTCGCAGATCTCGCCAATGACCGTACGTGCCGCCTCGATGTCGGCCGACTCGTCGATGGTCCCGGCCTTGGTGATCTCGCCGTCCAGGACGCGCCGGATGGACCGCTGGGCGGCCTTGTATTGCGCGACGGTCAACACAGGCGCCGCCGGCCGGTCGTCGGCGCCCAGGATCTCGTCAATGTCGTCGAACAAGTCCGCGGCCTCGGCCGCCGTGAGTACGCCATCCGCCACCGCGGACTTGCCGATGCGCAGCGATGCCGCGCGCACCTGGCCGCGCTGTCCGGCGTCGTGCGCGTGCAGCGCGGCGTCGGACAGATGGCTCATGGCCTCCTCGTGCCGACCCGACGCCAGGGCGTTGTTGGCGTCGTTGAGCGCCTCCGCGGAAACGCGCCCTTCAGTGATCGCCCGCGCGGTCGCGGCGGCGCGCTGCTTGGTGGCCGCCTCCCTGGCCGCGACCCGCTTTTCCCGCGCGCTCAGGGCCGTATCCTTCTTCTTTCGCCCCGTGGCCGCGAACCGGCCCTTGGCACCATGCTCCGGCTTTTTCTTGTTGGCCAGGAACTCCAGGAACCCTTTGTTGATGTCCTCGCCCTCATCGTCCAGCCCGTCCGCATCCACCTCGTCCGGCTGGACCGCCTTGCCCTCGACGTCGAGCGGGATGAGGGTCTCCTCGCCGTACTCGGCTGCGTCGTCGTACTCCAGGCCGTCCAGGTCGGTCATGCCGGCCGCCTTGACGATGCTCACCTTGGCCGTGGGGTTACAGGGGCGGTCTACGAGCGAGATCTCCACGATCTTGCCGCCGACGATACGGCCCTTGGGCGCGGCGGCGTCGGTCACCACGCGCGCGCCCTTGATGCCGATCGAATATCCTTTGTAGACGCCCTCACGCGTCTTGACCTTGGAGTCCTCGTCCACGATCTTGGACAGCAGATCCCAGTTCCCGCCGTCCGTCGCGGTCAGACTCTTGCCGATGCCGGCCGCCACCGGCCCGTGCTGCGCCCGGATATTGCCCCAGCGCATCCAGTCCGGCATGGCCGTGGCCAGCCAAGCGGGGTCGCAGATCTGCGCGTCGTCGTCCAGGTCGGGACCGGCCGCCTTGCCGAACACCATCAGGTGCCCGTCGCTGGTTTCCTTCGTCTTGACGACGTCGGCCGCGTACGCCCAGGTGATCTCGTCTTCCACGATGTCCGCCATGGCTCCTCCTCAGCCCCGACCCACGGGATTCTTGCCCTTGCGCTCGCCCGGCCAGATGCCGAAGACGTCCTTGAACCACTGGGCAGCCGTCCGCTTCGCCAGCGGGGCCGGCATGTGATGCGCCAGGTGGCGCTCCAGAGCCGTCCAGGGATGCGGGCGGCCGATCCATTTCTTGCGCAGCTTACCGACCTTCCACTGCCATTCCCATGATCCAGGCTTGCCGCCCTGAACGCTCTTGGTGATCACGTACCGGACGCTGCCGCGCGTCACGCTCTTCTCGATCTTCCAGGCGCTCTCCAGCCACTTGGCCACCGATGCGGCCTGGCCCACCGTCAGCTCACTTTCAGGTATGTCGAAATGCGAGTGCGTCATGCGTGTGTTGAAATCCTCGTAGGTCTCCCCCTCGGGAATGCTGAACAGCCGGAGGTCGTACGGCGTCTCCATGCCGGGCGCGGCCCGCATCTCCACGCGCAACGTGCCGTGCCGACCCTTGACCTCCCGGAACCAAGCGGCCACCCCCTCCTCCTCCGGGGCGAGCTCGTCGAAGATGGCCTTCATGGCCGGCGTGTCGTACCCCTGCGGGTGATACGTCAGCTCCGCGGGCAACTCGTCAATACGGCGCAATGCCTCCTTGTACCGACTCTCGTAATCCTTCCCGGCGGTACGAGCACCCCTCAGCGCTTCGGCCACCTGGGCAGCCTGTTCTTGATCAAGCTCAGTGATCGCCGGACCGCGCCCACCGGCGTAACCCCCGACACGCCTCTCTTTGTTGACCGGACCGATGCGGACGACGCGCCCCGCCGGGGTGTCCACGGCGGCCATGCCGGTGTTGAAATCGCCGTACTCGGCAGCCGCGATCTTGCCCGCCACCCGCTCCTCGCCCTCGGCCAGAGGGGCGATGTAGTCCGGGTAACTCAGACGCTCGACGTCCTCCCCCGCGCGCGACACCGCCTCCGCAAGATCGTCCGCCTCGTCGGGACTCAGCTCCAGCTCGTCGTCCTCGTCGTGGTTGATGATCTTCACTCGGCCACCGTGCGCGTGCACCGACAGCGAGCCCTCCAGGCTCTGCATGTCCTCGCCGCGCCGCGCGCTGTCGGACGCCACGTCCAGTGCCTCACGCAGGTCGCTCGAATCCACGTCCAGATATGCGAACGGAAAGGCGCCGGCCTCCTCGTCGTGCGCGGAGAGCGCGAGATCGCCGTCAGCGTGGCCGGTGACGTGGACCACTGGCCGATCATGGTGCTTCGATCCGGAGGCATGGTGCGCCGTCACCTTGCCGAACGCCTGCTCGATGGCGTGCAGCGCCGCCCCCATCTTGGAGAAACGACCGTGATCGTCACGGTCGTGCAGCTCCTCGAAGGCGGCGTCTTTGCCGAGCTCGGCAGTGATCACCGTCATGGTTCATTCTCCTCGATGGGTCCGGGGATGGGGGCACAGCGACACCGCGGGTGGCCCGGCGGATGGGGATCGCCGGACCGGAAATCGTCACCGATCGGAATGAAGCCCTGCACCTCATTGGCCACGCAGACCGGACACACCCGCTGGTCGAGCGCGGTCATCCACCCCTTGGTGGTAACGCCCTGCTCACGATAGGTGTCGATCGCGGCGGCCGACAGCGCCCGATTGGTCTCCGTCCACGCGATCGTCAGCGCGCGTACGGGATCCTCCAGCAGGGTCTCCAGGCGCCGGCCGATCTGCTCCGGCGTCTCGCCCTTCAGCAGCCCCTCGGTCAACTCGCGCGCGATGGCGTCCAACTGCGTACCGACGATCCCCTTGACTCGGGACGCATCCGCCTTAAGCGCAGCTTCAGGGTGGCCGGGCACGAAGGCCCCCCAGTCCACCGTGATCTCCACGCCGGGCACCAACGGGGCACCATGCGCGAGGACGGCCAGCGCCGCCTCCCGTCCGTACGACGTGGCGTCTCGATAGATCTCGTTCAGAGCTGGACGTAGCGCGCGCTCCAGGGCTGCCGCGATGCGTCCACGAGAGGTACCGCCGAGCCAAGTACGTACGGCGCCAGGCGTCACCGGAGCACCGTTGAGTTTTTCGCGCTTGCGCGCCCAGGACAGGAACGCGCGCACCAGCGGCCCGAGTCCGATGGTGCGCAGCGCGGCGCTGATCGCCTTGGCGCCGGCCGCGGCCAGCATGCCGTCGATCAGCCACGCCGGCCAACGACGATCAGACTCGGGTGGTGGCGTCGGCTCCCCCTCCGGCGGAGGGGTCACGCTTTTCCCTGGTCAGCCTCTACGCTCTTGTCGCTCGCCGGCCGGTACTCAGAGATCCGCAACCGCACGCTCGGATCTCCAGAGCGGACCCTGGCCATCAGCTCGGCCGGATCGACCGTGTCCTCCGCGGTCAGGTTGATGTCCCGGTCCTGGAACATCCGCTCCAGCAAAGCCACCCGCTGTTTCTTGGTTCCGGGGATCCGGCCGAGCACGTCGGCCGCCGAGACGTCCTGGTACGGCGTGCCGCCCAGGGCGCGCGCCGCCTCGCGTACGCCTTCCCGACTCCCGGCCGCCAGCGCGCCGCCGGTGCTGCCGTGCTCGACGGCGGTATCGGTGAGTCCGGAGCCCGACCCGCGCACGACCGCGGCCGGATGGTCGGCCAGCGAGCGGTACGAGGAGTCACTGGCCCGGCTGTTGCGCAGCGCGTCAGAGTCCAACCGAACGCCTTCCTGTCGCAACAGGTCGGCCCTGATCTGGGCGGCCGTAGCCGAGTGCTTCAGCGGAAACTCGGCGCCCTTGTCGCGCTCGTCGATGATCGACCGCAGTTCCGCCTTGCTCTTGATGCCCTCCAGGTAGCTGCGGATCTCCTCACGGCTGCTCATGCCCCGGATGGCCGACAGATGCTCAGCCGCGCTGGGCCGCACCTCGGCCGCCTTCGGCGCCCTCGATACGCGCGACGCACGCGGCTTGTCGTCCGCCCAGCCCGCGTTCTCGCTCAGTGTGCCGAACGCGCGACCGGCGGGGCTCTCCGGCGTACCGCGCTGGACATCGAGCGGAACCTGTGCCGCCATGTGCCGAGGTTCGCCGCCCAGCGGGACCGCGGCCGCATGGTCCTCGGACGACAGGCTGTTCCGGTTCGGGTAGGGCTCCATCGTGATCAGGCCGCGCTCATGAGCCGCCGTGAGCGCGGCGGTCTGTTCGGCATGCGTTCCCGTCATGCGGCCCCTGACCGCGTGAAGCTTGACGAAATCGTCACCTCTCGCCTCATCGGCGACGAGGTCCCGGACTGCGGCGTGCGCACCCTCAGCGGTCGCAGGATGCTTGCGCCCGTGCGTTCGGCGGCGCGCCTCACGGCGCAACATGTCCAGGACGTCCTTGGCCGGCTTGTCCGGACCCAGCGCAACATCGCTGATGGAGGAGAGTTTCATCCATCGGCCGCGCGAGTCGCGAGCCAACTTGCGCCACCCGTCACCCTTGATGAGGTCGGCCTCCAGGAACAGCTCCAGGTCCTCATCGGCGACCCAGATCCAGCCGTCGAACGTGGCCAGCTTCGGCAGCTCGGCCAGATAGTCCATATCCGCCGGTTCGCAGTACTTGAACGCGAACGGCCGCGCCGGCGTGCCGGGGCCGACGCGACGGTGCCAGCGCCGGAACGCTTGGATCTCCGCACGCCGGCGTTCTGCCTCGTCCGGCATGATCGCCTTCTCGACGTCATCGGCCGGCGCCGCATCGCCGCTCTCGTCACCCTCTTCCGGCGCGGCTTGCGCCTCGTCGGCCGCCGCGCTCGCCTCATCGGCCCCCTGCTGGATCGTGGACGACTGAGTAAGGAGCGCCATCTGATTCTGGGCGGCCACCTGGTCGTGCAGCCCCTCCAGGAAGATCACACCCTGTGGACCGGCCCCCACGATCATGGGCATGTCCGCCTCGGGGAAGTCGTACAGCGCCATGCCGATGGCGCGCCGCTGGTCGTTCAGAGTGATGGCGCCGCGCTTGAACTGAAGGTCTTGGACCGTGTTGAGCGTGGCGGCATCGTCGGCCGCCGGGTCGATGAACTGGAACTCCAGCTCCCGGGGCGCGTCGAGCAGGTCGCGCGACAGATCCAAGATCAATTCAGTGAGTACGGCGACATCGGGCCGGTCCCCCACCTTGGCCGCCACGTTGGCCATGCCCTCGTGATAACCGCTCGTGCCCAGTCCCTTGGCCTCGGAGTAGCCCAATTCGCTGATCGGTACGCCGAGGTGACCGCACACGAGCTTGATCAAGTGAATGTCGTACTCCGGCTTGTACCGCTCGTCCACGCTCTGCGTCTGGGTGGCGGTCCAGCCGGGCGGCAGCACCTTGGCCCGCGCCCGGCGCCGCGTGTTACCGCTCAGTTCGGCGTTGAGCCCGTCCTCCCACTCCCGGCGCACGGTGGGAGTGAACTTCTCGGCCAGCGCGGGATTCTCCGGCGGTCCGATCCACGTGAGCGGCGTCGAGCCGTCCTCGTACTCGGCCAACATCCAGCCCTGGCGCTTCAGGTAAAGTCGCGCACTGATCAGCGCGTTCTCCACCTGCGAGAGACCGTACGGCGAGTGCGTACGCGTGTTCTCGACGTGGTACACCAGCTCGGCCGACGACAGACCGCCCGGCAGGTTGACGATGTTGCCCAGCTCGTCCGCTTCGGCACCGACTGCGCGATACTCGCCGCGCGGGAAGCCGTACAGGATCTGCTGGAACGCCGCGAACGGCGCCAGCGGGCGTCGGCCCTGCACATCCAGGAGTGGCTTGATCGTCGAGCCGTCCAGGACCTCCAGGTCCATCACGTTGCCGGCCAGGGCGCGCCGCGGGTAGATCGGCAGCGCGTCGAGAACGATGATTTCTTCCATGACGGCGTTGATCCACTGGCCGAACTTCCAGCCGTTGGACTTCCAGGGGCGCTCCCAGAACTCGGTCAGCCGGGCGATCTCCCCCGCGTACTTCTCGCGGAGCGTCTGCTCGGCGTCTTCCTTGCCCGCCCGCGGGTCGCTGGCGTACGCGTCTTGAATCGCCTGCGAGCTGACGCCCCAACGCCACTTCAGTCCGCGCATGCCGCGCTTGCGGACCTCGATGCACTGGCGGATGACGTCCACCGCGCCGGCCGACGCGCGCAACACCTGCCAGGGGACCTCGCGGTTGCCGTTGCCGGGTAGGTTCCAGCTCACCGGGTATTGCCACACGCGCGGCGCCGGCTGGCCGCTTCCGGGCGCGGCGCGGTCTAGGGGCTCGCTCGGCAGGGGGGCGCTCGGCCCGAAGGCGTTGTCGTCGCGCGGGTCGCGGGGGAAGAGCTGGAGATCGCCGTACGGCGTGCGGCCGGTGGCCATCTGGAGGGCGTCGAGCAGTCCGAAAGTCTTCTGCGGGACGGAGGTTCGGTTACCCCGCTCGATGCTCGGAACGGCCTTGGTGATCACTCCGCGCTGAGCTCGCGCGCGCGCCCTGGATCGCCCCACGTGTCCACCTCCGCCGTTGAATGATCACAGGGTACGTCCACAGGGGCCGGATACGGCAGAGCGCTCGACCAAGGGCGGTAGGTCGAGCGCTCCAGTGTCCGTGACAGACGCTCGCCAGCGTACTACGGGGTGTCCGGTGCCTTCACGAGCGGCAGCGCGGCGCGGACGAAACAGTCCTTCGCCTCCAGCAGCTTGCGCAGCCCCGCGGTCAGTTCCGGTGACTCGGGGAGGCTGTGGGCCATGCCGAATGCGAGCATCGCGCACCCCTCAGAGGTGTTGCGAAGGATGCCCTCCGGTAGGTGGTCGAACGAGAAGTACTGAAGCACGGCGGGATGGCGGGATGAGGTATCGGTCATGGCCGAAGCCTACGCGAACGGGTTGCCGATGTGCTCCGGTGCGTTGTCGGCAAAGCCGCCCTGTGGCGACCAGGCCGCGCCTTGCGGGCGGTCCAATAGGATCTCCGCGCCCTGCTCGGCCAGCAACGCTCGCATGAACGGGTCACCGGCCGGCTTGAGCAGCATGCGATCGAGCGCCTGCGTCATCTGGTCCACCAGGTCGTCGTGGGCGCCGACCGGGAAGCTCGCGCACTGCTCCAAAAGTTGGCTGATCTTGGGCAAGATTTGGGGATCGGGCAACTCGACATCGCCGGCCTCGATGAGCGGCGTCACCGCGAACGCCCGTCCCTGCTTGCTGTCCAGCGGTGTGTACTCGATGACGCCGGGCACCTTGCGTCGCAAGATCTGGATGACGGCCGGGCCGTTGGCCTTGTCCTCGACCACGACCGCGTTGATCTGCGGCCACTTCGCCCGCAGCGTCAAGATCTCTTGCACCGTCTCGATGACGTCCAGGTGCTCATTGACGAGGTCGGCCAGCCAGACCCGCGGGCCGCGACGCACCCAGACACCCATGGCCACATAGTCCGACGTCTCGATGTCCTTGAACGCGCAGTCCACGTGCAGCTCCACGGTCACCTGGCCCGGGATGTACATCGACCCGTTGGCGCGCTCGATGTACCGGTTGTCGCTATAGAAACGCCACCAGGCACGCCGGAACACGCCGCCGTCGCCCGGACTCGGCCGCCCCTGATAGAGCGCCGTCCAGGAGCGCGACCCGGCCGTGCGCTCGCGCTGCTCCCAGTCCTGCTGTGAACGGCCACGCGCCGAGACCATGTACTCGCCGGGGCGCCGGCCGAGAATATCCGCCTCACCTTTGTTCGGATCATGGTCGGCACGGGCCGGGATGTTGATATGCCGCCAGATGTCCGGCGCGTCCTTGAGCATTCGGCCGGCCAGGTCGTCCTCATGCCACCGCGTCATGATCACGACCACGATGGCGTTCGGTCCCAGGCGCGCTGATCCGACCTCGGTCCACCAGTCCCAGACGTTTTGCCTGATCAGTTCGCTGTCGGCTTGCTTCCGGTCGGCGAAAGGGTCGTCGATGATCAACACATCCAGGGGTTTGCCGGTGAGCCCGCCCCCGACGCCACGAGCGATCATCGACGGGCCGATCTGCACGCCGTCCAGCGTCCATTCACTCTTGGCCGCCTGGCCGGGGCCGATGCGCAGCCTCAGCTCTGGATGGCTCTCGATGTCCCGGCGTACGTGCGTGCTCGCCGTGACCGCGAGCGTCTGGGCGTAGGAGACGACGCCGATGCGCAGGTCGGAGTTGCGCAAGAGTAGCCACAATGGAAAGGTGCGACTGACCCGCTGGGACTTACCCTCTTGCGGCGGCATCGTGAAGATCAGCCGGGGCGACACGCCGTTTGCCGCGTCGATGAGCGCCGCATCCAGGATGTCCAGCGCGGGAGTCTGCACCGTGCGCGGGTCAATGTACTTGGCCAGGTCGCCCGGCGTGGGGAAGATCAGCGCATCGCCGTCCACCGGCGTGCCGAGTCCGTTCGTCTCGCACAGCTCGGCCACCATGTCGAACAAGTCATAGCCGGGATCGAGACTCATCACTGGCCGCCGATCTGCCAGCGCTGCTCAGCCGGGCCGATGACGAACCGATCCACTGGACCGCCGACCTCGAACCGCTGCTCTTGCGTACCGATCGTCCAGACGCCCGACTCGACCACCGGAACGGCCAGGGTGTACGTCACGCCGACGTAGTACAGGCCGCCACCCGAGCCGGTCGGGTACGCCAGGCCGGGCGGCATGAAGATGAACCGGCCGTTGCGCCGGGGCGTCACCTGGTCGTCGGCCGGCAGGAGCAGGTGGCCGTTGTTGACCGGCGCCCAGCCCCCAGCCGACGTGTAGACGTAGCGGTCGGGCGTCCAGATGGCCGCGTAGAACCGCTGCCCGATGGCGCGCAGGAGCGGTGCGAACGAAGCGACGTTGTACTGGTGCGCCACGGCGCCGGTGAAGGTGGCCGATCGCAGGAGCGCACCCGGGGTCGCGTCACCGGCGTAGTCGAAGATGCCGCCCAGCACCGTGCCGCCGGGGAGGATGTCGGGCATCCACCACTGCACGCCGTCCAGGTTCACATCCACCAAGGGTTCGATCAGCGAGCACAGGCAGTAGGGCGCGAAGTCGTTGCCCTGGCTGGCGGGCTGCTGGACGGTAAGGAACGGCAGACTCATGGGCGCTAGTATCCCGCGGCTTTACCGCCCTGGATCACCCTGAGCTCGCGGCCGGCGGTCTGGAGCGCCGCCGTCTGCGCCGGGCCGGTGACACCAGCCGCCACCAGCGCCGCCTGGATCGCCCGGAACACCATGTCCGCCTTGTTCTTCTCGATGGCGATCAACCGCTCATCGATGTTGAGCTTGGCGATGATCGCGAGCACGGTACGCGTCTCCTGCATCGCCTGCGTCAGGAGCTGCACCTCAGCGCGTACCTGCTCGGTGCCCAAGTTCGAGCCATACCGCAGCTTGTTCATGTCCACGCGCTCGGCCAGAGCCTGCTCCCATGCGAGTGCCCGGCCGGCCAGGAGCTGGAGCTGTTCCAGGGGGTCGACGACCGGGCCGCGCTCCTGGAGTACGCGCGCGGCCGTCAGGCGAACTTCAGACTCCGCGACGTTGCGCGCGGCCTTGGCGCGTACTTGCGGCGCGCGCGCACCGTGGGAGTTGCAGACGGTGGCTCCCTTGAGCGGCCAGCGACCACAACGATGCCCTGTCCGCCGTGCCGTGGCCGTGCACTTCTCGTGCGAGTACATGATCAATTCCCTCGGGCGTCTGTTGACGGGTCGTCAACAGACGTTGACGTTGACGGGTTCGACGTAACCAGGTCAACCTTTCCGTCCGGATACTGCACAAAGTCCGCCCGGCCGCCGCAGTCCAAACACGTCGCCTTGATGTGCGTCACCTGATCTGGAGCAGCATTGCGGTAGCGCTCCGACATGGTGCGCACACCGCCGCAATGAATGCACACGAGACGCGGAATCATGAACGTCGTTACGTCGCGCTCGCGCTGAATCCGATCCCAGTCCACGCGGGTGTAGTCCTCTTGCATGATCTTCGCCACGCGCGACAGTCGGCCACACCCTGGCACTGCGCACATCCCCGTCGCGCCCCAGATGTGCTCATGCGGCGCCAGCGGCATCTTCTCGCGTAGCGCTCGGTTGATGGCGTCGGCCGCGCGCTGAAGTGCTTCAGCGACATCGGCCCAGACGTCCGACCCCATTACCGCACCGCCTTGCGCGTACGCCGACGACGCGGCCGGGCACCGGCGCCGAGCGCGGCCAGCATGTCCAGCCCGATCACGCCGACCACCCAATCCCCCGTGCTCTGCGTGTGCGCCTGCCCGATGCCCGCGCTCACCAGCACGAAGCCGATGGGCAGCACCAGCAGCGCCACCCCTATCACGATCCACTTGACCATCGTCATCCCGCCCTTTCTGTCACCAGCATGATCATGGCCTTCATCTGCTCCCACCCCCACCGTACCGGGGGCTCGATCCGCCGCGGTGACCACGAGATCACTCGGGCCAGCGCGGCGGACTCGAACGCCCACGGCCCGCCGCGCTCCACATCGAACTCCCACGCCGCGTAGCCGACCATTGCGCGCTCGACGCTCCACAGCCGCAGCGCGACAGTCTCCACGTCGTGACGCTGCCCCTTGCGCTTGCCCTGCGTCGCCACCGCGGTCTGATAGCGCGACCGCGTGAAGACCGTGCTCCAACCGTGCCGATCGGCCAGGGCGCGCAAGTCTCGCGCATTGGCGCACGTCGTGTCATCGACCACCAGCATGCGCACGCCGGCGGCCAGTTGCTTGCGAGTCGGCTCCAGCACGATTGTGCCGCGCGGGCTGAGCACGTCCGGCCCGCCGTCGACGACGTTCGTAGCCCATCGCCGCTCATACGCTCCCGGCGCTAGTTCGGTGGCCATCACGGCTCCCAGTACCGAATCCGCACATGCACTCCGGCGTGCGGGAGGTCGGCGCGGACTGCCCTCTTGACCGCCTTGATCTCACCCACCTGCACGTCATCCGTCACCACGCCGGCGTCCTGGAGAGCGTCCAGGACGTTGCGCAACAACTTGTCCAGGTCGCCGGTACGCGCAACCGTGACGTCCACGGTCGGCATGATGAAGTACGCCTCAACCCCCACGCCGCCCACGAGCGGCGCTGCCCCCTTGTGAGCCGCCCGAAAGCGCTCGGCCATAAGCATCCGCCACTGTTTCGAGCCAACCACAGACTCCTTCATCTGCCCGTGGCCGCGGTGCTCCAGGGAGCCCTTGGTCTTCGGCGCTCCCGGGATCCACACCCACTTGCCGACGATGCTCATGACCGGTCCGTCCGGAACATGATGATCGTGGACGCCAGGCCACACGCGGCCATGAAGACTCCGGCCGCGTTCATGACGATGACCATGGGCAAGCCGTGCGCCCAGAGGCTGCCGACAGCCAACCCGATCCCGACCCAAGACTGAAGCAGCGCCACCAGCAACAGCGCCCGAACGCCACCCGCGCTCACATCAATCCCCAGGCCCACCGGATCGCGACGTACGCCAACGCGCCGCACGTCAGCCCGAACGTGATGATGGCCGCAATGCCCGCCAGGCCCAGCAGGTTCGACCACATCCGCCGGGCCTCGGCCCAGTTCACCGCGAGCTTCAGCCGCGACAGTTCTACCTCACGGCGCGCCTGCTCCAGGCGCTCCTCCGTAATGACCTTCTCCATGTTCCGCCCTTTCACTCTTCCGGCAATCCGAACAGACCGCCGGTCATTCTCTTGATCAATCGGGGTGGCCCGGCCAGTACGCCCACCGGCGTGCTGCGCCCTTCCACGTGGATGTACGCCATGGCGGCGTCGCAGACACAGCACATGGTGATCACGTTCCCTGACAGATGCCAGGTCACCAACCGCTCAGTGCACCACTTGCACGTAGGCCCCATGATCATGCCCTCCGCCGCGCGTACGCCGGCACGAGCCGGTCGATCCGCGCGCTCGCCATCGCCACCGTGATCGCCTCGGCCGCCTCACCACTACTCGCGCTGGCCGACAGCGCCAAGCCGTAACGAGCCGCCAAGGCGCGCTGCTTGTCGCTGGCGGCGTTCTTGCGCCAGCGCGCATTGCGCTTGGCCGTCATCATCTCGGCCGGCTGCACATTGCCCTCCGCGAACGCCATGGCGTACCCGAGGTCGCTCACGCCGGTGGCCACCCAGGAGGAGCGCCCCACCTGGAACTTGTGCATCTCGATCACGTCCCAGTGCCCCTCGGCGCCCGGCGCCGTAGGCTGCACGATGATGTACCGATCCCCGGCCGGAATGAACCAGATGCCGCCGTACGTGCGCATCCACATCGATTCCCGCGCCCGGAACAGATCCACTTCACGGGACTCGATCGGTCCCTCCAGCCAGATCTGTTCGTCATCGTCGACGTCGCCGCGCTCCTGCGCCTCCTTCAGGTCGTCGAACAGCTCCCACTCGTCCCGGTCGTCCTCGATTTCGTCCACCGAGCCGGGCTCCGGGCGCTCCTCGCCGAACAGGTCTACCGACCCCATCAGCGAGTGCCGCTCGGTCGCGCCGGTGATGTCGAGCACCAGGGCCTCGTGCTTGCCCGGGTACGGGCGCAGGACGCGGCCCACCATCTGGACGTAGAGTCCCTGGGACTTGGTCGGCCGCCCGACGACGCAGACCTCCGCCAGCGGCAGGTCCGTCCCCTCGGTCAGCACGGCACAGTTGCACAGCACCTGGACGCGCCCGGCCGAGAAGTCGGCCAGCATCCGCGCCCGCTCGGCGGCCGGCGTCGTGCCGGACACCACGGCAGCCGTGATCCCGACTGAGCGCAGCCCCTCGGCGTACAGCTCGGCTGTCGCCACGGTCGGCGCGAAGAGGATTCCCGGCTTGCCCGGCGCATGCTCGGCGTACGCCTTGGCGACCAGCTCCGGCGCCATCGATCCCTCGATGGCCGTGCCGAGGTCGGCCGCCACGTAGTCCCCGCGGGACTTGCGTACCCGCTTCAGGCTCAGGTCCGGCACCTGGACGCGTACGCCGCGCGGCCGGACCAGATGCCCTTCCATGATGGCCTGGGCGATCGAGCGCGTGTACACGACGTCTTCCCAGACGGCGGACAGCGCCTTCTCGTCGGCCCGCGTCATGGTGGCCGTGAAGCCGACCGCGCGCGCACCGTCGCCGAAGCAGCCGTAATGCTCCAGGATCTTCATGTACGTAGGAGCGGTCGCGTGGTGGCACTCGTCCACGATGACCAGCCCGACGCCGGCGATCTCGCTACGGCGCTTGAGCGTGGCCAGGGTCGGCACGCTGGCCACGATGACGTCCCGCCGGTGCTGGCGGGAATCCGCCTGCACGATGCCCACGCGAAGATCCGGCGCCACGTCTCGGATCTTGGCCGCGGCCTGCTGGATGAGCTCGGTACGGTGCGCCAGCACGAGTGTGCGCCCGTTGCCGGCCGCCTGCTCCCGGCGAACCAGCTCAGAGAACACGACAGTCTTTCCGGTCCCGGTGGGCAGGACGACGGCCGGGCGACGCACGCCGTCGGCGTGTGCGCGCTGGATCGCCGCGACGGCCGCTTCCTGATAGTCCCGCAGGACGATTCCACCCATGCCGAGCACCATAGCACATGACTGCTCGTTGACTCGTCAGTGTGATTCGTGTCACATTCCCCCGTATTGGATCACCATTGACGAGTCAATGGGTTACCATTGAGTGGTACCGCACAGCAGCCACGAGAACGGAGAAGATCATGACCGAGGCCACCACCCCGCAGACGATCGCCATGGACCACCTGGCCGGCCTGCTGAACACCGATCAGGAGACGCTCGCCTCGTTCTGCGGCCACCTGCCCGCCGGTACGCAGAAGGTCACCATCGCCGAAGCTGACGAGATCGTCGCGGCCTGGAACAGGACCGACGAGAGCGGCGTGTACCGCAAGGCCGCCGAGGACCCGCGCAACCCGGTCGTCGTGCACTACATCGGCACGGACGGCCAGACCGTCTGCGGCAAGCTCCTGCGCCTCGTAGACGCCCACTCGTTCATGCGGGCCGTGAATTTCGGTGACGAGGACGCCACCTGCCCCGAGTGCCTTGCGTACGCCCTCCAGGTCATCGAGGACGCCAACGCCGAGAACGCCGCCGCGCAGCTCGCAGAGGACGCCTGGATGTATCAGCCCGGTGCCGCAGTGATCGCACTGCTGGACTGGGCGTTCCATCGGCGGATGACGCAGCTCCCCAACGACCTGGCATTCCAGGCCGTCTCCACTGCAGTCACGGCCGAGTGGATCGAGCAGGGGCGCCCCGAGGACGAGGAGATGATCACGGACTGGATCGTCGGCCAAATCACCAAGCGCTACCAGAAGAACGACTGACCGCGGAGCCGAAACCCGATCGCCGGGAGGCGATCGGGTCGAGCGGGGCGACCGCTCCTGACGAGGCCGTCAGTGACCACCAGGGAGGTTCCTGTGGGGAAGTTCATCAGTCCGGACGACCGCGACCGCGAGACTCAGCGCGCGGAGTACGCCCGACGCGAGGCGGAGGCCGCCGAGCGCAAGCGCATGGAGGACGCCGCCCGGCGCGAGCGTGAGGCCAACGACCGCGCCAACCGCCACCGAGAGGGGAAATGATCATGGGTAAGTACGACAACACCGGGCGCGACTTCAACGGCGATCCGGACGCCGAGCTGGCCCGGCGCAAGGCAGACGATGATCTGCGTCGCCGCGAACAGGACGAGCAGGACCGGCGCGAGAAGGAAGCACGAGAGCTGCGCGAGCAGGCTGAGCGCGCGCGCCGGGGGCACTGATGACCGCCACGGCATCTCCCTCGATCTCGTGGCTGCGCGTCCTGGGCGGCAACGAGGCCCATGCCGTGCCGGAGGCCGCCCAGCGGTCCCTGTGCCTCGTGCGGTCGGTCTCCTGGGTCGCAGGACTCCGCAGTGCCCGTTGTCCCGTCTGCGTCGGCCTGGTGGCGCGCGGCGGGGCTCCGGCGCCGACCCCCCACCAGACGGTTCCCTCCCTGGCGCAGATCGAGACCCTGGAGGCCGTCATCCGCTCCGGCAAGACGGGACTGCGCTTCGCCATGCTGGACGAGCGCATGCGTACCTGGTTGGCGGAGACGCGCTACGCCCTCGTGGCCGGCGACCCACCGCGGTGGTATGCGACCCGGCGGGGGTACCGGGCCTGGAAGCTGCTGCTCCATCCCCCTAACTGAGAATGGTTGTCATGTCCAAGAAGAGTGACCCTCCGCACGGCTTCCCGGCCGGCTCGCGCACCACCCGCCCGCACGATCCGAAGGGGTGGGATTCCAAGCGCGAAGATCCGAAGTTCGATCAAGAGGCTGCGGATCGCCGGGCGGCCGAATTCCGGGAGCGCCACCGAGACAAGTAAGTCAACATCATCAACAACGTACGAGCCGTTCCGCCGTCCAGCGGGGCGGCTCGACGCTTTTGATCTTCCCTTCTCCTAGACCGTCCGCCCCCCTCTCTCTAGAGAGGGGGGGGGCGTACGTCATAGGGAGTACTACAACACGTACATGTACGTCATGTACGTCGCTTTCCTGGTCAACAGCATGATCATGTACGTCACTGTCCACGGCCGACAGTCACGACCAGGGATTTTTTAAGATCAACAACTGCGTCTGTCGGCCGTGGACAGTGATCATGCAAGTCAGCAGCTCACGAGTGGTAGTTGAACCATCAAGGACGCGAAAGATCTTGGCAATGTCCGATTTGAAGATCAAGTACGTCAGTCCACGGCCGACACATACGTCACGCAGGTCAGGGACTATGCATCAAGTAATTTCGATACCGACTATCCACTCTGGACAGCACAAAACCCCAGGTCATCGGCCCGGGGTTTTGTGATCTTCCTATGTGGAATTGCTATCGTAGCTGCTCAGCCTGGGTCCGGTAACCGGTACCGCGCAACACCATACTGCTCTAGCAGGTCTTTCTCTACCAGGGTCCGGAGCGCGGTCCCGGCAGACGTGCGAGGCATGGTCTGGCCTCGCTCTTTGAGCCAACGAAGCATCTCCGCCTGGGTCGCCCCCTGGTCGCCCGAGTGATCACGCATGACGGCCAAGAGAAGCCCCTGATTCTCGGTCAGGTTGGCGATCCACTCCGGCTCGGTCACCACCGGGAGGTCGAACGGGTCCGCCGGCGCGACGGCCAGAGACGTCATCTTCCGGCCCTTCGCATCGAATCCGACATCGTGCACCTTCAGCGTCACTTCCAGACAGAACCGGTCGTCCCGGTCCTTCTGCTTGTCGGTAGTGATCTTGGCGCGCATGGACCGCTTGGACGGTCGCTCCACCCGGATCTCCGTGTCCTGCGCACCGTCGATCGCGCTCGACCCGCGCGCGTCCCCGCCGTTGCGGCCGGTGTGATGCACGACGACGACGGCCGCTCCCGTGCGTACCCGCATGCGCCGTACGGCCTCCACGAAGATGCCCATGTCCCGGGCGTCGTTCTCGTTCAACCCCACCGTGACGCGCGCCTGGGTGTCCAGGACGACCATGGCCGCGCCGAGCCGGCCGCACGCCTCCACGAGCGTCATCCACTCCTCCAGCCGCCCGGCCTGCACCGGCTCCGGAAGGACGATCATGCGCCCCGGATCGCCGTAGACGTGCCGCCACGCCTCCACCCGCTGTTTGATGCCCTTGGCGCCCTCGGCGACCACGTACACGACGGTGCCCTGGGTGACCGCCAGCCCCTGCCACGTGCGCCCGCTGGAGACGTGACAGGCCAGGTCCAGCGCCACGAACGTCTTGAACCCCCCGCTCGGCCCGATCATCCACACCTCGGAGTCCAGGTCGATCAGGCCGTCCACGAGCGGCTCCGGGGGCGGCAGGCTGCGCAGATCGTCCGGCATGAGCATGCGCCCGATCAGCGCGTCCACAGGGTCGGCCGACGCCTGTGGATAACCGCTAGTGGATGCTGATGTTCCGGAAGAGTCGGGAGCCGAGAACGGGTCGGCCGCCGCAGGCGCCCATGGCATGGAAAGGCCAGCCGGGGAAGCCGGGGAGCCCGCGGAGAAAGGGGGCACGCCCCCCACCGACGCCCAGGGCAGGAACTCACCCCCGCCCGGCGCCTGCGGCGTGGCCCGGCCGCGCTCCCCCACCGTTCTGGCCGCGCTGCTCCAACTCTGGTACGCCTCCGCTTCGTCGAAGTCGCCACCAAGATCCATCGCCGTACCGGCCGCTGTGGCGTATGCGGCCCAGAGCGTCTCGCGCGCAAGCCCCGACCACGGCGAATTGGCGATCTCGATGAGGTTGCACGCCACTTCGAACGCGGTGCGCCCGCGCGTGCCCGGCACTGCCGACGCCAGCCGTCCAAGCTCCCGCTGGACCGCCGACATCGCGTACGCCGCCAGCCGTCCGTCCACGTCCGACAGTCCGTTGTCACTGGTCAACTGCGGTACGCCCGAGTACGTCGGTCCGTCGAACACGTCGCGCTCACTGATCGGCAGCGGCCGGATCAGGTCGAGCAGCCATGCTGGCGCTGCCAGCACCGCGGCGTCGCGCTCGACCGCGTACGCGCCCACGCCCGAGACGCTCGGCGCCAGCACGATCTGGCCGCCTTCGCCGCGCACGTCCAGCCCCGGCGGCAGGCGGCCGGGCGAGTCGGTGACCGTGAAGTCGTCGGGGAGCTGGAACAGCAGGTGGAAGCCGCCCGACCCGGTCCGCTGCTTCCAGGTGTCCGGTAGTGCACCATGTACCGTCTCCAGCTCTTTCAGACGCAGGTCCCCGCCGTGCTTGGGATCCACGTCCAGCGCCCAGCAGTCCGATGCCGCGCCGGTGGCCAGGCCGATGTTATCGCCCGGCAGCATGCGCTCCAGGTCCTCGGCTGTGCGCATCGGTGGCAGCCACCCCCCGCCGTCCGCGCGCCGGCGCCCGTGCGGGTGCTTGCCGGGGCTCTTGCACAGCGCGCCGCGCGCGCAGCGGCAGCGTCCGCCCTCGTCCACTCCGTAGAGCGCCAGGATGGCCCATCCGCGCTCGACGTAACCCAGCGCAGCGGCGTGCGTCTCTGTACTATCGGCCATGTTCAGTTCCTCTCTGAACTTGCCGCGCGCTTCCGGACCACTCCCGGGGGCGCGCGGTTCATGTGACGCTACGCCCTGATCGCGGCCAGTTCGATATCCCGATGGGCGTCGGCGGCCTCCTCTTCAGCCCGCATCTGCTCGCGTACGCCGGCCAGGGCCTCCTCATAACCGACCATGGCCCGCAGCCCCTTGGCGATGGCCTGGCGCGTTACCTCCGACAGGCTCACCTCGTCCTCCGAGGCCATCCAGCGCAGTACGCGGCCGGTCTCCTCGGTCACCTGAACGACCAGTTGATCTGTGTACTTCTTCGTCACGGCCATTGATCCATGCCTCTCCCTCGGCCCAAGTGATCATGGCTCGGCGGGTATCACCCCTCCGAGCTGCTCACTACTAAGGTAATTGACGAGCCATTGACGAGTCAAGTACGCTCGCTCCCATGACCGAAGCAGAGGCATTCAAGATCGAGGACTGGGACGTCCTCTTCCCCGGGGGTCACCTGGGTCTGTACAGCGGCACGTACTCCGTCACGGACGGCACGCGGGTGGCTGACGTCACCCCGGAGCGCATCGCCGAAGTGGTGGCCTGGCAGGTCCGGGAAGGGGACAGTGCTGAGACCAACGTCAGGCTGATTGCCCGCCTCACGGACGGCTCGTGGGCCGCGTGCATGGCGTTCTGTGACACCACGGGGTGGGACTGCCAGGCCGGCGTGGAGTGGCGCTGGGCGCCTGATGAGGTCTTGATCATCGAGCAGGGGATCGATCGCGCCACCCGCGCGGCTCTTGGCCGCCCCCTCGCGATCGATGCGAGCACCTCGGGCGTGATCTCGTGACTGCCGACGACAGGACCAAGTACCTACGAATGCGACGCCAGCGTGACGCCCTGGAGCTGGAACTGATCGAGCTGCGCGACAACCTCCAGGGACGCATCCCCGGCTGGCCGATTTTGGATCCCGCACCGGTCTACCTGGCGCCCCAGGTTGAAGAGGTGCAAACCCAGTTGATCGCGGCCCAGCAGCGGATCCGGGAGCTGTCCAATGACCTCGACCGGGAGCTGGGCAAGGCGAGCACCATCCCGGCCAAGGATCGTGAACTCCAGGCCATGGCCGTCCAGCGGGACCGGCTCCAGAACGAGGTTGGCGAGCTGCTTCGCACCGTGGCCATTCGAAACGACCAGATCGGCCAGCTCTCCAGCCACGTCCAGCGCCTGACCGCCGTCGCCGACTTCCTCGGCCAGGCGGAGCACGACTGGCGTCAGGCGTACGGCGATGACGAGACCGACGCGACCGGCGCTGAGCAGTACGGCGCACACACCGCGCTCGACCCGGTTCGCTGGGCCGAATTCAACCAGGCGCACCCCGAAGCCGGAGCGCCGTCATGACGCCGTTCACGTTGCATCTGATCAGCCTGGCCGAGGACATCGCCATGGAGCAGGACCAGCGGGAATCCATCGCCGTCCTACTGTCTCGCGTCGTTCCGGTCGTCGAGACGGCCACCCGCGCGCACGCCAAGGATGAAGCGACGCGCGAGCTAGAGAAGATCAACAAGGCGCTCCGAGACGCCGGCTTCCTCTACCCGACCGGCGTCCGCGGCGTGGAAGACCTCATCGCCCAGCGTGACGGCCTTCTGGAGGACCGATGATCGTCCCGGTCCCGTGGCGCGACGTACGCCCGCACCAGCGCGTGATTCTGGAGTCCGGGCGCGTCGTGCACGTCATGCCGGGCGTGGCCGGCGTACCCGAGGCCCGAGTGCTGCGCGCGGCGAACGGAGCGACCAGAGTGGTTCGCGTGGATCCGCTCACCGTCGTTCCGGTCGTCGTCGAACAACGCGACGTCGCCGTGGCCCTGCTGGCTTCAGCGTTCAACAACATCGAGTACTTGAGGGATGAATCATGATCAAGATTGCTCTGCTCGTCGCCGTCGCGCTCATCGCCGCCCTGCTCTACAGCGGGCGTGCGTACGCCCGGCGCTTGGATACCGGCCGGACCAAGGCTCAGCGGATGGACGCGGCGGCCATCGCGGCGTACCGGGCCAACGCCGTGCGCATCTCCATCCTCCCACCGGCGCGGACCATGGTCGAGATCGCGGCAGACGGCGCCCCGGCCGGCAAGACGCTGGAAGACTGGCTGGCCGAGAGTGAGACCGCCATCCTGCGTACGGAGATCAACGCGTTGCTGGCCGATCTCGCCACCATGGAACTGCGCATCCTGGCCTCCGCTGAGCTGTCCGCCGACGCGTTCGCACGCTTCATGGGTTACGCCGGCGGCGTGACCGAGATCCGCGCCGCCGAGCTGATCGAGCAGGCGCACGGCAACCGTACCGAGCTGGTCGAGAAGATCAACGAGGCCGTCTTGATCGACATGGAGGCGGAGCTGGCCGCCGAGCCGGATCTGTCGGACGAGGCCCTGGCCGCCGTCATCGCCGAGTGGGCAGGAGTCCCGGCATGAGCCCCGAACCGCGTACACAAGAAACGATCATCGCGGCGGCCAAGGCGGAACACGACCGAGAGTGCTCGTGCGATCCGCGCTACCTGATGTCGTGCGGCAAGATGGCTGCGGCCATCCTCCGGCAAGGCAGGCGCCAGGTGGACGCGCTGCGCAAGGAGCTGGAGCGAGCGGAGGACGCCAAGGCCAAGTGGCGCCGCCAGGCCGAGACCGGCGCCGACATGATCGAGCAGCTGATCGCCGACCTCGCCGCTGCCCAGGCCGAGCTGGACGAGGCGACCAAGCGGATCACCGACACCCTCAGCGACCTGGACGACTACATCCGCGACACCGACGGCATCAGCGGCGAAGAAGTCATCAGCGACGCCATCAAGACCCTGCGAGGGCGGTGGCAGCCCGCCCCCGCGGCCGGCGACATGGCCGGGCAGGACGGTGCGTCCACTCAGGACGCTGCATCGCCGCAATCCCTTGCTCTGTCCCGAGCCGCCGTTCCGGATAAGACAGAAGAGCAGGTCACGGCCGGGCAGGACGGTGCGGTGTGAGCACCTGGAAGGCGACCAGCATGGAGTGCTGGGACTGCGCCGAGAACCCGCTCGACGTCGCCCACACCTGCGTAATCGGCATCGTCCGCTGCGCCGACGGCGACCATTGACGCATGCCTGAATCCGTGATCGCCGTCTTATTCCTGGGTGCCGCACTCGTCGCCGGGGTCCTGTACTTCCTGCGCGGCACGGCCCGCCGCTGAGTCATGGCGCCCACGCCCCGCCGATGGTGCGCGGACTGCGACAACTTCCGCATGCACCTGGCGTGGGGGCTGTGTACGCGCTGCTACCACCGCAACCGGCGCCGGGGCACGCTCGCGCTCTACAGCCTGGGCACCGAACTGTCGCCGGTCGAGCTGGCGTCCCGCATCATCGCTCTACGCTCCCAGGCGTACCGAGAGCGTGAGATCGCCGAGCTGCTCGGCATCCCGCCGTCCGACATATATCCGATCATCGACCTGCTACGACGCAAGGGACTACTGCCATGAGTGCACTACCCGATCAGATCCAGTTGGCCAACCGGGCGCGCAACGCGCTGCTGATGGCCAGGCTGGAGCCCGGCGGCGCGGAAGCGCTCGCCGACGTCCTGGAGGAGATCGCCACCCAGTGGCGCAACCGCGGCGCCGAGCTGGTGGCGGCCAACCGGCGGGGCGCGAAAGGTACGGACGAGAAGCTCCAGTACGCCGCGTCCGAACTGGCCGGCATCGCCGTCAGCCTGCGCAAGGACGGCGCGAGCGACGCCCCGGCTGCCGCCCCCGCTGCGGTGAAGAGCTGGCCCACCGACGCTCAGGTCCGCGAGAATCACCGGCAACTCAACCAGATGGACAACCCGGACGCCCCACCGTGCGGCTGGCCGGAGACGATCTCCGGTGCGAAGTGCGCCCTGGCGCCGCACCCGCTGGGCACCGCGCACGAAGGGAACGGGATGCGCTGGGCCGACAACCGGCGCCCCGAGGATCTGCCAGCCCCCAACGACAATGACGTGCCGCTGAACCCGTGCCAGCCGATCGGGTGCGACAACGGCATCCATCTTCCGGGTTGCATCTACGCGGGCGCCGACCAAGCGTCGAGCACGGCCGAGCTGGACGCCGTCTTGGCGGACACGATCGCGAAGGGGTTCGACCTGCCCACGGGGATCGTTACCGCCGGTTCGGACTTCTTCCTGAACGGGTGCACGTGCACGCCCCCGCCAGCGGGGGACGGTCCACAACAAGACTGCCCGCGGCACGGTGATGATCCCTGCTTCTGCCGCACGACGGTCAAGGAGTACTGCCAGTCGCTGCGCTGCTGCGGCGGATCGGAGGTCCAGCGCGAGGCGGAGCCGTCGCCCCGTGCGGAACTGCGTGCCGCGGGCGCGTACGACGACCTGGCCGTCCAGCGGGCTATCGTGACCACGATTCAGCGAGATCACGCGTTCGTCGGCACCCGGGACTACTGCGAGCGCTGGAGCGACGAGACCACCTCTGAAGATCCCAGTTCCGACACGGGCGTCATCACCATGCGCTCGCAGTGCGGGTATCCGCGCGAGGCGCACTCCGACGCATTCAGCCTGGCCGTTTTAGTTGAGCATGGCGACGTCATCGAGAAGGGGCTATCGGACCGCGTGGAGATTATGAAGGACGGGACCATGGAGATCACCTCAGCCGACCCGTTCAGTGCGCCCGATCCGCCCAAGGCCACGTGGTGGACGCCGGTTCCGACGAACCCCGTCCCATGGGACGGATACGGCAACCAGCCGCCCGCGGGCATCCACCAGAGCGCCATCAAGACGGGCGAGGCGTGCGGGCTCCAGCTCCGGCTGATCGACGTGGATCAGGTTCCGCAGGTTCCGACCTGGGCCAACGTCGCCGGTACGGCACTGCACTCCTGCTACGAAATGATCGAGCGTACGCGGCTCGCCCAAGTGGGCATCCTCGACGGGGTAGCCTCGCCTACCGCGGTGACAGCCATCATGACCAGGGACATCCGCTCGTGCCGCTACCTGTTTGACACGTACTTTGATCTGGCCATCGCCGAAGCTGAACAGGCCGCCGGGCCGGACTTGCCACAGGAGCTCTGGCGTACGTCGAACAAGGGGATCGAGACGCCGGACTGGTGGCGCGAGAACGCGCCGGGCATGCTCCAGGACTACATCGTGTGGTCCAACGAGCGGCACGCCGCCGGATGGCAGATCTTCCAGACGCCGAAGGGGCCGATGCTGGAGTTCGAGTTCCAGTACCCGATCCCCTACAGCCGATTCACCGACGTCTACGCCGAGGGGCGTATCGATCAGGTCTGGATGCGCGTCATACCGGAAGGTATCGAGCTCCAGGTCATCGACCCCAAGAGCGGCAAGGATCTGCCGAAGGACGACTTCCAGCTCGCCTACTACGCGCGCGCGGTACGGCGCATGACCGGCGACCAGATCGAGGTCAGCGCGGCGTACTACGACTCGCGCTCCGGTAAGACGACCGATCCCATCATCCCGAAACAGCTCATCTCCGACGCGGAGATCGACTACCGGGCCGGCCAGGTGGCCGCCATGCACCTGGGCTCGGTCTACCCAGCGAACCCCGGCACGGAGTACGGCAAGCCGTGCGGCATCTGCCCGGTCCGCTACGCCTGCCCGATCATGGCGCTGAAGTCGTGAGCGTCTGGTCGTGGAACTACGTGCGTTTCGTGCGGGTGAGTGACGGAGCCGAACTGGCGTCCTGGTCCACCCGGGCGGATAGCTCCACCACGAACCCGCCCCGCCGCGGTGAGGCCGTGATCATCGAGGCGGCCGGAACCTACCGCGTGTCCGACGTCATTCACAAGATCGACGGTTACGGCCAGCGGACCGACATCGAGGTTCGCCTGATCAAGGTAGACGGAGAGTGAGCGGGGGCTTCTTCCCGGAGGCGTGCGTCCTTCTGGTGCCGCTCTCGATAGGGGTCTATCTACTTCTCGCATATGCGGCTGGTGACTGGCCATTCAGAGGAAAAATGAAGTGATCATGAAAGATTCTCGGACAGACACCCGACCCGGGTTCGTCGACTTCACTCGGTACATGCTCGGCCGCCTTCCGGAGTCGGCATTCATCGAGACCGATGAGGGCGAGCCGGGTCGGTCCAACACCCGAAGGTGGGAAGCCACCTGGACCACCCAGCGCGGCCTATGGCACCTGACCTTCCGCCCCACCCCGCACGTGGAGATTCGCGGACCGGGATTCAGCCTCCAGCTCGGCGACGCACAGGCCGGAATCGTCGTCGCCTTCCTGGAGCTGGCCGGCGCCATCGACCGGCTCATCCACATGGAGGATGGCAAGATCGTCTCCGTGCCGCCACCGATCCCCCCGACCCCCCTCCGCCCCGACACCTCGAAAGGCTGACTGATGGCCCGCAACATCCAGCGGTACGGGTACGCGCCCAACCGCCGCTTCAACGACACGGTGATCACTATCTGGATGCGCCGTCACGACGGCCTGAACACGCGCCGGTACCCCAAGCGCACACCGGCCCAGCAGGTGGCGGCGATCCAGCCCATGCGCGTCTCGGAGCGCCTCGCGGCGTACAGCAACCAGCACCCCGGCCGGCCGCTCACCCCGCGCCAGGAGCGCCGGGCGGCCCAGAAGTACCTCCAGCACGGGAGCGGGGTGAACGCATGAGCACGTCCGCTGTGCAAGCCGAACACGATCGTCAGATCGTCAAGATCGAGCGCCTGCAACGCACCAAGCTCGTCCTGGCGCTCCTGATGTCCGTTCTACTGGCCGTCGCCACCATCGGGTACGGTCTGCTGGACTGGCCGCCGGCGACGCTCATCCCCGGCATGTTCTTCTGGCTGTGCTACGAGAACATCTCCGGCCAGCTCCGGGGGATTTACCGGGCGCAGGCGTGGGCACTGGACCTGAGTCTGGCGTCTTCTGTTGACAAGCCATTGACTCGTCATTAGGATTGACGCAACGCCGCAACACAGCAGATGGAGGACAGATGTCCCAGCAGGACGAGCAGAACTGGCACGGTCCGACCGAGGTCGAGCAAGCCGCGCAGACCGAGCCGGGCACGGTGAACGAGGACGGCGCGCTGCGCGACCTCTCGCCGGAGCGGTCGGACGAGCAGGCCGAGGACGCCCCGGCGGCCGACGAGGAGTAACACCGGCACGAAAGCCCCGCGGCGGGGGCCTGCAATACCGCCGCACCTACGGGCTGGTAGCTCAATCGGCAGAGCAGGGATGCCACCATGGCGGATCTCGGAGACCTGTGCACAAGGGCTCTGGATGCGGGCAGTCCCACGTTGGAGGTTCGATTCCTCCCCAGCCCACAACGCGTGATGTACGCCGACTCTGTGTTGTTGAGCCGGACATGTCGCGCGGAGGATGTGGCCACATCCTC